GCCAACGGTACTATCTTCACATATGAAACTGAAGGAATCATTCCTGGTCTGCTAGCTCGTTGGTATAAAGAGCGTAAAGAGATGCAGGCCAAACTTAAAGAATCTATCGCGGCAGGTAACAAGATTGAAGAAGAATATTGGGACAAGCGTCAACTGGTTAAAAAGATTAATCTTAATAGCCTTTATGGTGCAATCCTTAATCCTGGTTGTCGCTTTTTCGATAATAGGATCGGGCAATCTACCACGCTTACGGGCAGAGCTATTGCAAAACATATGGCCAGTAAAGTAAACGAAATCATTACCGGAGAGTATGACCATATCGGTCGAGCTATCATCTACGGTGACACAGACTCTTGTTACTTCTCTGCGTATACTACGCTAAAGAAGGACATTGAGAAAGGATTGATTCCTTGGACTAGAGAATCAGTCGTAGAACTTTATGACACCATAGGAGAAACTGTAAATGGAACCTTCGTCAAGTTCATGTCAGACGCTTTCCACGTGCCAAAATCTAGAGGAGAGGTCATCAAGGCAGGTCGCGAGATTGTTGCAAGCAAAGGACTCTTTATTACAAAGAAACGATATGCAGTCCTCTACTACGACAAAGAAGGCAAGCGATCAGACGTCGACGGCAAACCAGGCAAGATTAAAGCCATGGGGCTCGACCTCAAGCGGTCAGATACCCCGGTTGTTATCCAAGACTTTCTCAGTGAAGTCTTGACCCGAGTACTAAATGGCGTACCTAAAGAAGAAGTGTTAGAATATATCACTGACTTCCGAACCGATTTTAAAACTAGACCAGGTTGGGAAAAAGGTTCACCTAAACGTGCCAACAACATTACAGAGTATGCAGCCAAAGAAAAGAAAGCAGGCAAGGCCAATATGCCAGGTCATGTTAGAGCTTCCTTAAACTGGAATACTTTGAAACGTATGTTTGACGACAAGTATTCTATGACTATCGTAGACGGTGCCAAGGTCATCGTCTGCAAGCTCAAAGAAAATCCTATGGGCTATACATCTGTGGCTTACCCAGTCGACGAACTGAGATTGCCGCAGTGGTTTAAAGATCTTCCATTTGACGATCATCAGATGGAAAATACCGTTATCGATGAAAAGCTAGAAAACTTGATCGGGGTCCTTGAATGGGACATCAGTCAAACTAGAAGCGATAATACCTTTAACAAGTTATTTGATTTTGAGTGATTTGACACTTGTTTTTTTCTCAAGATCTAAATATAATCAGATTATAACTGGAGAACTCTAATGAAAGACATTTTACAAGATATCGTGGGTCATACACAGAACCTCGGTTTTCTAACTACCGTCAAGGTAACAGGTACAGAAGAAAAGACAACTATTAACTCAATGGCAGATGACCGTTCAGTTATCATGGAAGCTGAAACTTCTGCTCCATATGCAGACATGATTGGCGTATTCGGTATGCCGCAACTGCAAAAGCTAAAGTATCTGCTAGATGGTGCAGAATACAAAGATGATGCTAAAATCACTATCACTACAGCAGAACGCAATGGCGAAACTATTCCTGTAGGCATCCACTTTGAAAACAAAGACGGTGACTTCAAGAACGACTATCGTTTTATGAACTCAGAAATCATCAACGAAAAGATGAAGACTGTCAAGTTCCGTGGTGTTAAGTGGGACGTAGAAGTAGAACCTACTGTTGCTGCTGTACAGCGTTTTAACTTCCAAGCAGGTGCTAACAACGAGCATCCAACATTCCTTGCCAAGACAGAAGGTGGAAATCTAAAGTTTATCTTCGGTGATGCATCAACACACGGCGGAGAGTTTATCTTTGCACAGAATGTACCAGGTAAACTTGATCGTGGTTGGACTTGGCCTGTGTTGCCTATCTTGAGTATTCTTAAGATTTCAGATGTCAACAACACCAAGATGTCATTGAGCAATGAAGGCGCTATCCAGATCACGCTAGACAGCGGATTGGCAACTTACAAATACATTATTCCAGCACAGGCGGCCTAATGATTAGTACTATTATGCCCACAGGTAGATATGTGCAGGTGTCAGGAGGCGGCGCCAGCACATACGTCAATAACTATTCTGGTTCACAGGGTGTCGGCAACATGCGATACAATACCAGTATGCAATGCATGGAAGTCTTTGACGGTCAGAACTGGCAAAAGATAAACATGGCAACCGCTTCAGTTGGCCTAAATCACGAAGCAGAGTCATTGCTAGACTGGGCCCGTGATAAACGTGCCGAAGAACTACAGTGGAAATCATTGGCTGAAACTAACTCCGCTGTTAAAATAGCATTAGAAAATCTAGAAAAAGCAAAACAACAACTAAAAATAACTGCGACATTGGCACAAGAAACATCACGTGACTATGGAGAAGTTATGGAACAGGCAAGCCCATAATATGAAAAGACAAATACACCTTACACCATTGCAGAAAGATTATGCTGTATATCTACCTGCTATCAGTAGTTTTTACAGCACCTATGTAGCTAAACAACGACTCGAAGAGTTTGTGCCTAACGACCGTATTCCTAAAGGAATGGATCGAGGTATCGAAGGAATGAACTTTCTTAACGAAGAAGAAGGTTACTTTACCTATACCTATGCGCTGTATTCTGCAGGACATGCTCAGTTAGATCTCCAGAAAAGCCTTGAGCAAGAATCAATGATACAGCAACGTAATAGAGGTCGTACCGTTATCGTAGGAGATTCCGGCGGATATCAGATTGGTAAAGGTGTTCTTAAGTTTGATTGGTTGAACTTCGAAGGTGCAGAAGCTAACAAGACTCGTAAAAAGATTCTTGAGTGGTTAGAACTAACTGCTGACTGGTCTATGATGCTGGACGTTCCGACTTGGGCGTGTGACCACATTCACAGTCCAAAGACTGGGCTAAAGACTTTTGAAGACTGTCTAGAAAAGACTCGCTTCAATAACAAATATTTCCTTGATAATCGCCTAGGGCAAACTAAATGGCTTAATGTGCTTCAAGGTGGTGACTGGGATACTGCACAACAATGGTACGAAGGTGTTAAAGAGTTTAGCGATCCTAATGGCCCCTATGCTGGTAAAGAAGCAGAAGGATGGGCCTTTGGTGGTGCCAACATGTGCAAGATGGACATTACCCTCAAACGTTTGATGGTGATGCGTGACGAAGGAATGTTAACCGGTAAGAACTGGATCCACTTCCTGGGTACAGCACAGTTAGACTGGAGTTGTTACCTAACACAGATCCAACGTCAAATCCGTAAGCACATCAATCCAGAACTGACTATTAGCTTTGACTGCGCTAGTCCATTTATTGCTACAGCTCACGGCCTTGTTTACACTAATGCACAACATCTTAACAAGCGTTGGTCAGTAATCATGGACAAGGCTCCTGATAATAAGGCACTAGCAGGCAGCGATATTCCGTTTCCTTTTGAAAGCGAGTTTGGTAGCAGATTAACAATGGGGGATATCTGCTATATGGCTCCCGGTATGCTAAACAAACTTGGCAAAGAAGGTAAGACTAGTTGGGATAGTTTTGCATATGCTCTAATGATGGGTCATAATGTAGAATGTCATATCAAGGCAGTACAACGTGCTCAACAGTTAATGGATATCGAATGCACTAGATTCAAACCAGATTGGCGTAACTGGGGTCTCGAAGGCAAGAAAGAGATCGAGTTAAGCGAATGGGTTCCTAGAAAGATCCTTTATTTCGGCACATTCATCGAAGAACTGTTTAATACTAAAGATAAAACAGAAGCATTTGATCTTATCAATAATGCCGGTGGATTCTTAAAGAGTCTCGAAGGTGCTCGACTACAAGGTGGTCCTGCTGATAACGAGTTTAATAACTTGTTTGATTGGGGTGATGCCAAAAAAACTGATCCTGAAAACTTTGATCAACAGGATGATGACGATTTACGTGCTTTAGAAACCGAACTTACACAGGAGTAACACATGTATGAACTCAGAATCAAACATCTCGAAGAAACACACAGTATGCTCAACAAAAAGATCGACAATTTGGAAAGAACAGGCGTCTTTAACGACCTAGAACTTGAAACTTTGAAGAAACAGAGGTTGCATTTAAAGGATGAAATCTCTATAATGAAAGATAAGCAAAAACGTTATCAGGAAGATAATGACTGACAAATGCACAACCTGCGGTAAAACATACAGCATAACTTGTGATTGGAATCAAGGACGCTGTCCAAACCATCCACCTTATTTCAATCCACATTCATTGCGATTCTATAATCTTCTAAAATCAATCAAAAATCTCTTTAAGAAAGACTAAAATGGATCAAGTATATCTGATCAAACCACTCGAAAAGAAAAGCATTGTCTATCACGTCGAGATGTTTCGTGAAAACTCAGATGGAACTATAAGCTGGTTCAATATGGACGAAACTTTCCGTTGGGGGCAAGGATTCGTCGAGGGAGACATGGACGTCAATCTTCCCCGATCTGATGATCCGGTTGCATATGCCAAAACACAACCAGGATGGGGCTGCGAGTTCGATGACAGTATCAGCATAGATTTTGAGTTCAGCGAAGATATCACCGTTGAAGAACAAGAAGCTATCCGAGAAGAATACTATAACGGTGGTGCTGGATGGTTGTTTGATGGTGAACACGATTGGCAAGAAGAAGATAGTGCCGTCCATATTTACGCACCGTTTGAAGTTACCCTCTGCAGCGAAAATGGTGATTTTATTCGAGAAGTGGTCTTGCGTTCTAGAGAAGAAATCAATAAAATATACGAAGAACAGAAAGTTTTTGCGTCAGCTGACTCAGGACTTCCTATTCAAACCGAAAATCAACTAGCCAGAGAAAACGGATTCGAACTATGAAGCGCGATTACTCAACAGGTATCACTGACACCGCCTCCTTCTTTGTAGGTGTAGAAGTAGAACATACTCCTGCATATAAAATGAAGACTCTGTTTGTAGTAGGAGTTCAAGATCCAGCGATTATTTTGCACATCGCTAACGACACACAACCCCTTCTCGACGAGTCTAGGCGCATTAAACATATCTATTTCGGTGCTAACCAGAGTTTTCCTAAGTTAGCTGTCAACGATGCTGACGGTTGGGGTGAATGGGAATACATGATCGAAGAATGCCTCGATGCAGGTTACTGGTGTACCTTAGACTTAGACGTTGCTCAGGTCGAAGGTCTATTAGAAAGCGGCCTTGTTGAGAATAGAAAGTTTATTCCTCAGATCAGTGTAAAGATTCCCTATCTCTCACAGCTAGGATATAATGCTACACTAAAGATTGACGACAAGGATTTTGATGCAACTAATCATGGGGTTTGGTGCCATAACCTGCATGACCTACTCGGAAGAGATCGCTTCACAAGTTGGGATCAATATGGCAAAGACGAAATAATCAAATGAATATTTTTGATAAATGGTTGTACGGCAAAGTCCGTGACATGTGGGAAAATAAGGATAGGTACGAAGAAGCTGTCAACTATAAAGAATCAAGGAACATAAAAATGGGCACTGGTATGATTGGCGCACAAGCGATGGTAGAAGTTGGCAGGTCTGTCGATGCAAACGGATTTAACTTAAAAGTCTACAAAGCAAACGGCGGAACGATTATCGAAACACGAAAGTATGATAATAAGCGTGATACGAGTAGCAACGGGCTTTACATTGTTACCGATGATAAAGACCTTGGGGAAGAAATAGGTAAGATCATTACTATGGAAGGACTTAAATCATGAGAGTAACTAAAGAGTTTATAGTAAAAGAAAACGAAGGTTTTCGAGTTCGTGTAAAAGCTGTGCCTTGTCTTTCTCCTAAAGAACTAATCGCACTAGATTTTATCCAAGAAAGCCTAAATAAAGGCAAGGTAGTAGATTCTAGCACTTATAACTTCTTTATGACCAAAGAAGAAATCAACGATCTAGTAGAAGGACTACAACAGATATGATTATCCGACAGGACATTCGTCCTAACAAAATGATCTGGGTCACTTTCCGTAAAGAAGGTATTCACTGCTTTCCGGCGGCGGCCACAGATCCTAACCTAGCTACAGGAGATGAATACGATGTATCGTTTCTTGCCACTCCTCATCGCCATATCTTTCACTTCAGGGTGTGGATCAGTGTGCAGCACAATGACAGGGACATCGAGTTCATCCAGTTCAAACGATGGCTCGAGTCGTTGTATAATGGTCAAGATTCCGTTTTGAAGCTTGACTACAAGAGTTGCGAAATGATGTCAGATGATTTATATGACATGATTTCACAAAAGTATCCAAATCGTGAGATTTGGATTGAGGTCTCCGAAGACGGAGAAAATGGTTCATTCATCAAATACTAAGGAACAATGATGAGTAAAAACTACAAGGATTTCAAATATTTTGAAAGACGTCCTGACATCGTCAAAATCTTTGACGATCTAGATGCGTACCTCGACTTCTGCAGGTTTGAGTTACGTGAGTTCAATCCCGCAGATCTTTACAAGAAAGATTCTGCAAACTATCAGGCTTATCTAGCAAGTAAGCGTCCACGTAGACCTTGGGTCGATCGTGGTGAACGTTCTCATAATGGTCAAAGACCACATTACAACCGCAGGGGCAACTAATGGCAAGGGTTTTCCTAGTAGATTTGGAATCAGTTGAAACTCGTTACACTTGCGAATGGAAAACCCATTTCCCTGCACTTCTCAAAAAGGAGGGGCATGATGTTCAAGTTATCGATGGCCCTACGGATATTCCTGCGGCCACTACTCCTGGTGCTTTTCTTAATTTTGGTGGCACCAATATATACAAGTCTAGTCAAGTTGAGAAAATTGGCAGACTATTTTGCTCCGGATCAGTGGGCCCTGGTGATCATTTTATTTTTGCAGATGCTTGGCATCCTGGGATCATTAACCTCAAATACATGAGCGAACTTCTTGGCATTCCTGTCAAGATTCATGCTCTATGGCATGCTGGCAGTTATGATCCTCAAGACTTCTTAGGACGCCTTATTGGTAATGCTCCTTGGGTTAGAAACGCTGAGAAGAGTTTCTATCATTCAATCGATTATAACTACTTTGCCACAGAGTTCCATGTAAGACTGTTCTTCGATGAACTCTTACATGGAGGAATCCCTAGCGAGAATCCTTGGTACTACGAAGACTGGGAAGAGCGTTACGATAGCGGTAAAATCGTTCGCTCTGGATGGCCCATGGAATATATGAAAGATACTTTGGTCATGTATAAGAATATGCCAAAGCGCGATCTTATCTTATTTCCACATCGTATCGCTCCGGAGAAACAGATAGAGATATTTCAAGATCTAAAAGAACATCTTCCTCAATACGAGTTTGTAGTCTGTCAAGAACAACAGCTCACTAAAAGAGAATATCATAACATGCTCGGAGAGGCCAAACTAGTGTTTAGTGCAAACCTGCAAGAAACATTGGGTATTAGTTGGTACGAAGGTGCTATCGTAGATGCTATTCCTATGGTTCCAGATCGTTTAAGCTACAGCGAAATGGCAATGGAAGATTTCAAATATCCTAGTGAATGGACTGAGTCGTTTGATGCCTATACCAAGCATAGAAACGCAGTCGTAGACAGAGTCCAACACTACATGGAAAATTATAAATCTTACCTCCCCCGCCTAAATAAACAGGTAGATCGATTAACAGAAAACTTTTTTAGTTGCAATAAGTTACTAGAGAAGTTAAAATAATATACATTATGTCATCCACGACATTAACTCGGAGAAAATCAACTTGGAAAATAAAGAAACAGCATTAGACGTCATGTTCGGCGACGGCGGATATGAAGAAGCTTATCTTGGCGATCATATTCGCTTTAAGATGAAGCGTGAAGGCAAACGCTTTTGGGCCGGTGACAACATCAGCGACTACTTACACGAAGGCGATAAAGAACAACTAATCGACGAAGCGACAGAAGCATTTGAACTAGTGCTTGACCGTTTACTGATCGATCGTGAAAGCGATCCTAACAGCAAGGGCACCGCTCGCCGACTAGCTAAAATGTATTTTAACGAAATAATGGCAGGAAGATATGACCCAGCACCAGACGCAACAGCTTTCCCAAATGACACGCAGGATCGTTACGAAGGTATGCTGGTTGTTCGCAGTGAGCTTCGCAGTATGTGTAGCCATCATCACCAACCTGTGGTTGGTGTTGCTTATATTGGTCTTATTGCTGCCGAGAAGCTCATTGGACTCTCAAAGTACACCCGCATCGCCCAGTGGTGTGCCCGACGTGGAACTCTCCAGGAGGAACTTGCTAATGACATTGCTAGGGAAATCCAGAAAGCAACCGGAGCCAAAGACCTAGGAGTTTACATCCAGGCTACACATGGTTGCTGTGAGAATCGTGGCATCATGGCACACTCTAGTCTTACACAGACTACTGTCTTAAAGGGCGCCTTTAAAGATGATGCTGGAACGAAGAAAGAATTCTTTGACAACATCAAAATGCAACAGGAGTTTGCACCTCGATGAGAATCGAAGACGAAATCAAACTTGACTTCAAAGATGTTCTTATAAGGCCTAAAAGATCTACACTTTCTAGCAGAAAAGAAGTAGACCTGAATAGAACTTATAAGTTCAAATACAGCGGATGGGAATGGTCAGGTATTCCCATTATGGCATCAAACATGGATGGTGTCGGAACTATGGAAATGGCCGATGCACTATACTCTCAGAGAATGTTTACGTGCCTTGTAAAATCTTATACCGAAGATCAGTTTGAAGATCTTGTTGCTAATGTCGGCGGAAACTATTTTGCAGTTAGCACAGGAACTAGTGATGCTGATTTTCAAAGACTTACTAGGATTATAAACAGCTATCCAGAAATTCATTTTATCTGTGTAGATGTTGCTAACGGGTATAGTGAACACTTTGGTGATTTTATTTCTAAAGTCCGTAAGACATTTCCTAAATGCACGATCATTGCCGGTAATGTTGTAACCGCAGACATGACACAGGAGTTAGTTTTACGTGGAGCAGATATTATTAAAGTGGGCATCGGTCCTGGGAGCGTTTGCACTACTCGTGTACAAACTGGCGTTGGTTATCCTCAGCTTAGTGCTATTATGGAGTGCGCTGATGCTGCTCATGGTCTTGGCGCTCATATCATCGCAGACGGCGGTTGTACCTGTCCAGGTGACGTGGCAAAAGCCTTTGGCGCTGGTGCTGACTTCGTTATGCTAGGCGGTATGCTAGCAGGACACGATGAAGGCGGAGGCCATATCGATAATGATAAGGTTATATTTTACGGAATGAGTTCAGAGACTGCTATGAATAAGCATAGCGGCGGTGTTGCAGAATATCGAAGCTCAGAAGGTCGTACTGTAGAAATCCCCTATCGTGGTCCTGTACAGAAAACTGTACAAGATATACTAGGCGGCTTGCGTAGCACCTGCACGTATGTTGGTGCTCCTAGTCTTAAGCAGTTGAGTAAGTGTACCACATTTATCCGTGTCAACAGACAGATCAACGATGTGTTCTTAAAATGATACAACCACTTAAAGATGAACTAATGGTTCAACAACAGTTGCCTGCAAAGAACAAAAGAAATCGAGCTTGGCAACATATGGTCGGTGTGATCATGCTGAACCAAACTGGACGCAAACCAGTAAAATATGTACTGCCGTTATTCTTACAAAAATGGCCTACTCCCAAAAAGTTCTTATGGGCTCCGATAGACGAAGTCAAGGAGGTTATTTGGCCATTAGGAATGTACAATATTCGTTTCCAAAGACTCAAACTTATGACTGCTGATTTCTTGACTTGGGACGGAAATGATGCTACAATGTTATATGGAATAGGAAAATATGGTAGCGATAGTTATGAAATCTTTTTTAAGAAAAACTATACCGTACAACCTAAAGACAAAGAGTTGATTAGATATCTAAAGGAAGAAGTGAATGTTCCTGAAACTGCTTGATAAGCTAGGAAGAAAACGCATCATTTATGATCGCGTACACAACGAACCGTATCTCGAACGATACTATCTTTTCTTAAAAGATAGAGATCGTTTTCCCTTTAATGTATTCTTGCACAAGTTCTTGAAAGGTGATCCAGACGATGTGCATGATCACCCATGGCCTTATGCTACGCTAATCTTGAAAGGTGGCTACTATGAATGGGTACCTGAGTTTGATAGTAACGGTACTATGTTGGGTCAGCGCCGTCATTGGCGTGGCCCTGGTCACTTTAGGATCTGTAGTCCTAATTCTTATCATAGGATCGAACTGAAAGAAGGTGTTACTGCCTGGACATTGTTTATGCCAGGACCTCATAAGCGTGAATGGGGATTCTTAGTTAAGAACAAATGGATTCAACACGAACAATATCTTAAGGAGAGATATGAACAAGCTCATAATCGACCAGCATAACATGACTGGTCTAGTCAGCAAAATCGGTAGGAATATTGCTACCGGAGGTTGGCGTCCTGATTATATCGTAGGGCTCACTAGAGGTGGGCTTGTTCCCGCTGTTATGCTCAGTCATTATCTTAATGTACCGTTGAATACATTGAATGTAAGTCTTAGAGACGGTGGCGAATGCGATAGTAATCTATGGATGGCTGAAGATGCATTTGGGCACAATCAAGAGTTTCCTAAAAACATACTCATCGTAGATGATATTAATGACACTGGTGCTACCTTTAACTGGATCATGGAAGACTGGCCTAGTGGATGTTTTCCTAATGACGATCACTGGAACTATGTGTGGAATAAGAATGTTAAGTTTGCTGTTCTAGTAGATAATCTAGCCAGCAAGTGTAATGTAAAAATGGACTACGTTGGCATGGAAATCAACAAAGCCGAAGATGATGTTTGGGTTGATTTCCCCTGGGAAGATTGGTGGTCAAAATGATCGATTCTAAAATAAAAATACATTGTACAGACAACGGAAAAGACTTCGAAGGTCATGTACTGAACTATAAACCTAAGGCTATTTTAGAAGTAGCGGTGCAAACACTAAAGATCCGCATGGCCTATCAAGATAGGACCAAGGTGTTTGTTGGTAGTGTCGGGGGACGAGAGTTCACTATCAAAGAAGATGCGTTGCCTCAGGAAAGGAGGGAGTTTACTCGATGAAAGAATATAAAGAAGAACTGATGAAAGGTCAGCCGATGTTTATAGAAGAAAGCACGGCACCTTGGGATAATCTCTTAGAAGAAGATTTCCATATAAAAGTTTTCTATGACAAATATCCAGTGACTGAAGGTCATTTGTTATTCGTGCCTAAATACAACACCATACATGTGCTTATGGATGCGTTTGAAAGTGCCGTAGCCGATGGTATGCGTATGATCGAAAGAGGCGAGTGCGATGGGTTCAATGTTGGATTTAACTACGGCAAGTCTGCAGGCCAAACTGTTGGCTGGCCACATGTACATCTTATTCCAAGACGTACAGGAGATATGGATGACCCCACCGGAGGTGTGAGACATGTCATTCCAGAAAAAGGTAACTACAAAAAGGAAAAATAATGCAGATAAGAGCAACAGAAGGTGATGATGTTTTTGGAAAGTGTGGCTGCGGCCGTTCTCCCACTGGTGTGTGTGTTGGTTGGCATTCACTTACTGAGACGCAACTAGCAGAAGCACGTAGAAAGTGGGAACTATCTGAATATTCTAAGCAGGCCCAAGAACTGTGGTCAGATAGTTGCACAACTCCACGGTCAAAATGAATCTAATAACTGTTCCGTGGAAAAACCAGAGTAACACATGGTGGAATGAAACATGTGCTCAAATCATTTTACATTTTGGATTGCCTGGTGATAAGTATACCACAGAAGTCGGTGCAGACGAGATGAAGTTCTTTTTTAAAGATGAAAAAGAAGCTCTCATGTGTAGGATTCTTATAAGCGATCAGATATGAAACAGATAGCCAAGCTGGGTTTTCTAGTAGTATGTATATTCATACTTTTGGGAATATATGTCATTAATGCTCCTCGAGGAAGAGTTTATGACTGCGGCATGGCTGAATGGCATCCTGATATTCCGCCTTCTGTTAAAGAAGAATGCCGCAGACTTCACTACGAGTATTGGAAAGAGCAACAAGAAAAAAGAGAACAAGAACAATCTGGACGTAAGTTGATACGGACATGAAAAGATCTTGGGAAGTTACTGTAGAACATGATGAAACCACTGGAAACTATTATATACAACTTCCAGAAGAGGCTATAAAGGCCAGTGGTCTTGAAATCGGAGATTCTTTTTATTGGAGTGATAATGGCGATGGGTCTTACACCTTGATAAAAGAGGACTTGACAACTTTTATAAAAAAAGGTATAATAAAGAATGAGCAAGATTAAGATAGCAGAACTATTCTATTCAATCCAAGGCGAAGGACGATATATGGGTGTACCGTCCGTCTTCTTACGTACATTTGGCTGTAACTTTAAGTGTGCCGGCTTTGGTATGCCTAAAGGAGAACTAAGCAATGAAGTTGAATCCATTGCAGAACGTATTACAGAGTTTAAGTCGTACCAAGAACTACCGCTTGTTAGCACAGGTTGTGATAGTTACGCTAGTTGGGATCCTCGTTTTAAAGATCTCAGCCCAATGCTTACAAGCGATGGTATTGCAGAACGTATCTGTGAAATCCTTCCGTTTGGAGAGTGGCGGGATGAACACTTGGTAATCACCGGTGGCGAACCTTTGTTAGGTTGGCAACGTGCATATCCGGATTTACTGCGTCATCCTAAGATGGCAGGTCTTAAAGAAATCACTTTTGAAACTAATGGTACTCAACCTATCAGTGAAGATTTTAAAGAGTACTTGCTAGAATGGCTCATGCCTCATCCAGATTACACAAGAGAAATCACTTTTAGTGTAAGTGCTAAACTCAGTTGTTCAGGTGAAAGCAGGGACGAAGCCATCCGTCCAGAGATCGTTTGCGAATATGAAAACTGGGGTTATACATATCTTAAGTTTGTAGTGGCCACAGAAGAAGATGCAGAAGAAGCGATTGAAACAGCAGACATCTATCGTGCAGAAGGGTTTACTGGTCCTATATATTTGATGCCTGTAGGTGGTGTGGAAAGCGTTTATACATTAAATAATCGCCGAGTAGCGGAACTAGCAATGAAGAACGGACTTCGCTATTCAGATCGCCTACAGGTACCTTTGTTTAAAAATGAATGGGGTACTTAATGAAAAAATTTATAAAGAAAATGATGGGTTTGGACAAACTAGAAGAGTCCATAGCCAAAGCAGAAAAAGATCTAGCTGAAGCCAATAAAAGATTGGAAGAATCAGAAAAAGCACAGAAGGCCGCTCTAGAACAAGAAGAACTGGCCAAACTCAACCCAAAAGACCGTGCTACTCGTAAGAAAGAACCATGGGTCGGTGTATTAAATACACATATAAATAAGGATAATATCCGTAATGGATTCTTTGAACTTGACTGGAACGAGTACTTTGTGCTAAAATTAAAGCAAGAAGGTTACGGTGCAGACGGTGACAAAGAAGAAGAAATCGTCGATCGTTGGTTCCGTGAGCTTTGTGCTAACGTCGTAGTAGACGGTGATTACGGTGGTCCTTTGGAAACTGGGACTTTGGACATACAGACGGTGATTAAGAACAACAAATGACCTACATTCTAGTAGATACTGCTAACACGTTCTTTCGTGCAAGGCACGTAATCAACGGTGATGCCGATATTAAGCTCGGTATGGCCTTCCATATAACCCTAAACTCTATTAGAAAAGCATGGAGAGACTTCGGTGGCTCACATGTTATCTTCTGTTTAGAAGGTCGTAGCTGGCGTAAAGACTACTACGAGCCGTATAAACGCAATCGTGCAGAAGCTCGTGCCGCACATACTGTGAAAGAAGCAGAAGAAGATACTATCTTTTGGGAAGCCTTTGATAAGTTTAAAGAGTTTGTGTCTGCTAATACTAACTGTACCGTGATACAAAATCCTAGATTAGAAGCTGACGATCTTATCGCTGGCTGGATTCAGAATCATCCGCATGATAATCATGTCATTATTTCTACAGACAGCGATTTTGAACAACTTATCGCCCCTAATGTCAAGCAATACAATGGCATCACTGAAACAACCATAACACACGAGGGCTATTTTGATTCCAAAGGTAGTAAGGTCAAGGATAAAAAGACAGGCCAAGACAAGGCCGCTCCTGATCCGCAATGGTTACTTTTCGAGAAGTGTATACGAGGTGACACATCCGACAATGTGTTTAGTGCTTACCCAGGTGTGCGTACAAAGGGGACCAAAAATAAAGTTGGTCTCATGGAAGCGTTTGAAGACCGTAAGGCCAAGGGATTCGCTTGGAACAACCTTATGCTCCAACGATGGACCGACCACGAAGGCAAAGAACACAGAGTCTTAGAAGACTATGAGCGTAATCGTCGTCTGATCGACTTGAGTTATCAACCAGAAGACATTAAAGAGATTATCAATGAGACAATCCATAATGCTGTAACTGCAAATAAGAATGTCAGCCAGGTTGGTATTAGGCTGATGAAGTTTTGCAGTCTATATGATTTAAAAAAGATCGCAGATCAGGCACAGAGCTACGCCGATCCGTTAAATGCGAGGTACAACTATGAAACTAATGCCATGCCAGTATGATAACACATGCCAGGATAGCAAAACTTGTGGAGGACCGACTGTGAAAGATTTATATGCAAAACCAATCATTAAAGATAAATTCTGGATCATCGAGAAAGATGGAAGTCGTTATGCCACTCTAAGAAAGAACGAAGACAATCGTTTTGTTATGAGTAACGAAACAGGTGTTCAAATCTACGACAATAAAGAAAGTCTAACACGCCAGTTCGGTAAAAACTTTTTTGTGGCGAAGATAGTTAAGGAATCCGAGACTGCCAAGCCATTAGAGGTGCATGGCTATCCTAGTAGCACATCACCTCACAATGCCATGTTCGATATTAAAAAGAAACTTCCTTTGTTTACCAAGAGCGAAGACAGTAAAAGTCTTTACTGTGCCGGCTATTATGTGATTCGATTCGACAAAGGATGGGTTAAGAGCTTCTGTCCTAAAATGATTACCTTACAAAGGTACGAGTTCCGAGGACCTTATAAAACCGACATTGAAATGAAACAGGTACTGTCAAGTGTCTCAAAATAAACTACCAACTACTCTTCCTACTATAGAAAAGCTAATACAGCGTGTAGTATCTGCTGAAAAGACACAACAAAAAGACATACGCATATCTATAGATGAGGCTAGACTACTAACAGCTGAATTGGCTATACTAACCTCTAGATTAGGTTCTACTGTTACCGAAATACACCAAATATTAGGTGAAATAAAAGAAACTACCGCATTAATCGACGTAAAGTTCGACGGCGGTAGCTTCTAAAAGGTATAAATATATACGTGGTTTATTAGGAACACGTATATTATGAGCAGACCAAAACCTAAGATACTCTTAGAGTACGCTAACAAGGAAACATATAAAATAGAGCAGATCCTTGACAGCGAAGCTATCTGGGCAGTATTCTATAAAGGCCAACCATTCAACCTTAAGAGTGGTAGCTTGGTCGCAAGTTATCCCGGACCCAAATATAAAAAGGTTTCATTTAGTAATCCAGGACATGCGATCAACTTGGCTAAAAAACTTAATCGACTTTTTAAGACTAAAGATTTCGAAGTCTTTAAGTTAACATCTGGTGAAAAGGTAGGATAAGATGGATCTCAAGGATGCCTACACCAAGGTGTTCTTACAGGCAGCAGATCAAGAGGCTACAGAAGAAAAAATAAAAGCCTTCAAACCCATTTGGTGGTGGAACATCCGACAAAAAAATCAAGGCGGACTACGTCTAACAGATCAGGCCTTGCATTTCATTGAAGAAGAAGCTAAAATAAAAACATACAGTATAGAACTTCCCAAGGATTTTTCAGTAACTCCGCAAGTTCTAGTTTGGCTGGACAAGTTTATCGATTCACCGTTTTACATAACTAAAAGGAAGATCATAGTGTTAAAAGAAAAAGCAGCATTTGAGCTTTATCTCTTTAGTGGTGATATAAGAAAAATGGGCTACAATAAAGCACTATCATCTCGTCTAAGCCAAGATTCAGTACCTCAATAAACTGACCATATAAATATTCACGTTATGTTCGATCTTAATCCTATCGATGTGTTAAAGAAAAGAAAGCTAAACTTTCTTCCACTCCATTTTTCTAAACTAAAGATCAATGAAGGTGACCTGTTTGAAGGAAACATTCAAGAATGGATCCAAAACAAACTAAAAGGAAGATACGCTATCACTAGAACACCATCATTAGATAAAGATGGAAATATGAAAACAGCCACTTTTGTGGCGTTTGAAGACCAGAAAGAGCTAACATACTTTATGTTGGCATGCCCACACTTAAGGAGAAACCAATGACAGAAGAAGTACAAAACCCAGAAGTTCCTGCAGGCTCACAGCCCGAGGCACCTCAACAACCAGCTGGTCCTGACCTTAACGTCAGCGATCTAGTAGCAGTAAAGAGTATCATCGAAATAGCATCACAAAGAGGAGCGTTCAAAGCAAATGAACTAGAAGCAGTCGGTAAAACTTTCAATAAGCTGAATACCTTTCTAGAATCAGTTGCTAAAAAGGAGGCTTAAAATGGCTGCAAGTTTAAAACACATCGGAAAGATCAAGAACACAGGAATGAAAGTTCTTGTTGCTTTCCGTACTATCCCAGGTGATTCTCACATGTCCCTGGTTATTCCTACAGCAACGTTACCTGATGCCTATCATGACAGCATCATGACTCTTGTCGAAACAGATCAAGCACAAGAATCGTTCGAGTTTGGTGAAATCTTACACATCCGTAGATTTCCAGACGGGCGTCCTATGTTGCAGGCTCTGAGTCAAGACGGTCGTATGCAACGTGTCACTACTGATAATGTTATTATGACCCCTACTATCAATGCCGAAGTAGCATTGGACGAATTAAACAATCTTATCGCAGAGCAGAAAAACTGTACTATCGATGACTTGTGTAACTTTGTCGCAGGAGCTCCTAACGCCAAAGCTAAAGAAGAAGTTCAAGAAGTAGCAAAGGTCAAGGATATGTCGGAGCCAACGACATCGGCTCCATTAAAGGCCAAGGATAATGAAGTATTGTCAGACGGTGATCTAGCTAAGAGTTATCGCAGCCAAGCTGATGCACTATACAAAGAAGCAGCTCGACTACGTAAGCAAGCAGATGAACTTGATCCGCCAAAGAAAAAAGTTAAAGCAGCTGAAGTAGAAAGTGCCTAAACCTTTGTTTAAACCGCCAAGACATCTCGTTAAAGAGTGGCCGGAGGTATTCGAAGACCTTTATATGAATACTATGCCGGTTGCATATCTAGAAATGATGCACATCGAGTTCCACGATGGACGGATATGGCGTATAGATATAAAAGAACAGCTCAGGGACAGTGATGCCGATTCTATAGCTTCTCAACTTCTCGAAACCATGCAAGAATATAAAGATGATATCAAGAAGTTAGATTTTAAAATCGATGTCACAAAACTAAAAGAAGATATTAGGAATTCTACTAAAGATATTTTCTAGTATTTCCGTAATGTATCACTGTGTGGGCCGGTGACCAAAAGTTCAACTAGTACAACAGTTCAAAAGAAAACCGCTTTACATCCCCATAAGAAACTCACCACAAGACCTCTCATAGGTCAGAAAAGAAACATACATGGCAGAAACAACAACACGTGCTCGGAGAGATTCTGGCGATCTATCTGCATTGCTCCTCCCTGAGTTAAGAAAGATTGCAACAAACCTTGGCATCGAAGGCGCCAGCGATATGAAGAAGCCAGACCTCGTGACTGCAATCACCGATCTTCAGGCCGCGAATCGCGAAGCTGCAAAAGCCGAACGCGAAGCGCGTCGCGCAGCTCGCCACCAACGTCGCAATCGTGGCAATTCCAATAATTCCGATGACGATAACGAGAGCGAAAACGATTCATCAGATTCAGATGAGAATGAAAATTCCGAAGGTTCACAACAAGGTTCACAAGATTCCAATAATTCACGTGATGACCGCGGCTTTGATCGCAATGATCGCGAATGGCGTAGAGATCGTCACCGTGATCGCCACCGCGGCCGCGATCGTGATCGCGGAGGACGCGAACGCGAGATTGTTCTCTCTGAAGACGATGTACTTCTTCCGGTAGGAGGGCTTCTCGATATTCTCGAGAATTACGCCTTCCTTCGTACCGGCGGCTATCTACCTGGACCGAATGATGTTTATGTTTCATTACAACAAGTCCGCCGCTATGGTCTGCGTAAAGGTGATGTCATTACCGGCCAAGTTCGCCAACCACGCGAAGGCGAACGCCGCGAAAAATTCAATGCGCTAGTACGCCTAGATACGGTCAATGGAATGGATCCAGAATCAGCGCGCGAACGCGTTGAGTTCTCCAAGTTAGTGCCGCTCTATCCTCAAGAGAGATTGCGTCTTGAGACCCAACCAAATGTTCTGACTACACGCGTCATCGATCTCATCGCTCCAATTGGTAAAGGCCAACGTGGACTTATCGTTTCGCCACCGAAGGCTGGAAAGACAATGGTTCTCCAGGCAATTGCGAATGCGATCACCACTAACAATCCAGAGTGTCACTTGATGGTTGTTCTGGTTGATGAACGTCCTGAAGAAGTTACCGATATGCAACGCTCGGTCAAGGGTGAAGTTATTG